CGCGTCAGGTGATGGGTTGAATGTTCTCCAGTGTAACATGTCACAGTTGCCATTGAATCGGTCCACTTCCCAGAACTTGGCATGAGCTTGACCTTTACCGAAGATATAACCTGCAGGAAGCCTCTCGCCTTTACGTCTTTGAATAGTCATCTCGTAAGGTTGCCAGTTCCAAAGCTCCCACTTGTCTTGACCTATTTTCAATTTCTCTGTGAAGCAGTTACCTGTCAAAGTAATCCAAGAAGCGGCCGCTGTTCTAAACTCGTTGCCTCCTTCATCTGGGTTGGGCCGTTCTAATAGGTCAAGCAAAGGGTGAGACTCTTGGAGCTCATCATTAACTTTAACTTGAAGCGGAACAGACCCAAAAGCATCAGCGATTAAACTGATGCAAGAATAGATTGTGGGATTCTGAGCATAACCTTCTTTAGCATAAGCCTGTAGGTTGACCATGCTATACTCGAAATCCTGAGTAAACATAGACCGCCCAACGCTTGCTTTCGTCGTAATTGTTTTAAGCCAGTTCCACATGATTCGCATTCTATCTAGATAAAGGATATTGACAATTCAGCCGATTCATTCAGAGCCAGTTCGTGTAAACCCCAGACCAGAGCGTCCATTCTGTCAGGTGATTTTAAACCGCTATTTGGAACCCAACTCTGTAACTGGTCTTCAAGTTCTGTTAAGCCTTGAGCGTGCTCAACTAACCCTTGCTCATATAAAGCCGCAATAGGCTCTGCCCTGATATGCTTGCCTCTTGTCGCCCTAACCTGAGTGACTGGTAAGTTCTCATTCACTGACTTGAGCGCCATCTCTACTAGGTCACCGCCTTGGTTAACCTCTGCCACAATGCAATCAGCATCGTTCTCATAATAAGCCTTTGCAGTCTGAGCCGCCCATTGACTAGGTGAGCCCTTCATTGAATAGTCAGCTAGGACTTTGTAACCTGTCCCCTTTTGACCGACTACAATTATTCCAGCCTCGTCGCTATCCTCGTTTGAAGTAACAGGAGGATCAAGAGCCACAATAATCCTTCCAATATCTCCATGCCTTTCAGCCCGAGTTTTCAAAATCATATCATAGGACCACATTGCCCCTTCAACATCAGACAAAAACTCACCTTCCCAGAACCTACGCCTCAACCTCTCAGGTAGGGACTTCAATCTCTTAATATATGAAGCGGGCAAGTTCTCTTCTACATCCTTTGGATTAATCCGAAAAGAGGCGCGCCCTTCAACATCACTTTCAATATAACGCTTATAACTCCAGTGAGATTTTACAGGCGGGTTTTCATCAAGAAGAAACAGATGCTTGCCGCTTATCTTCTGCCTAAGCCTTGAAGCAATCAAGTCAATATCTCGTTCGTCCTGAACTTCAGAGGCTTCGTTTATGTAGATAGTCGCAAACTCAGACCCTAGATGTTTCTCAATCCTTTCCTTGTCATCAAGTCCTGAATAGAGAACCTCTGACCCATTCGGCAAAGTTATCGACCAAGTTCCACCGCTTCTATTTACATGGCATTGCTCATAGAGCTTAGGCCATTCCATAGCCAGATGTTCCTTGGTTGAGTTCCAAAGAGTGTGTTTTACATGCTCAAATCTCTTTCTAAAGCAAATCTGCCTAGAACCTTCAAGAATAAGCGCCCGCTTAAATATCACATTCAACATGAAATGAGTCTTTCCAGACCCCGCGCCACCATATAGCATCAACTCATCATTTGAACCTATGAGGTCTTTCATTTCCTCATGTACTGCCAACCAGTTGCAAGGCATTAAATCAGCCTATCAGCATCCTCTTTTGATATAGTGACGTTGAAAGATTCTTGTTTAATCTCTTGCTTCTCTCTCCACCCTAGTTGGTTCAAAGCAAACTTAGCCATACCAGCATTTAAGTCCCCAGAAAGTCCACCTTCCTCAAGAGCACATTCACGAACAAGGTTGATTTGCTCACCTATGTCTTTTAAGTCTTCGTTATCCTCAAAGAGTTTATACAGATAACTCCTTGAAATCTTATAGGTAACACAGAATTTTGTGATAGTTTTATAGCCATCAGAATCCAGATACTCAAGCATTTTTTGCTTCAGCTCATCCTTGTCGATTCTATAAGGTGGTCCCATCTTAGCCATTAGTCTATTTTATCGAACTTCTCCAAAGCGTCAATCATCGACACCTTCGAATGCCTAGACCTCCCACAACCATAACACCTAACGAAGTAAAGCCCTCCTGATGACAAAGGAGGCGCAACATAAATCTCTTTAGACCCACAGTCAGGACAAGGACTAGGCTGTTCAGCCCATTGCATGAAGATCTGAACGTGGTCTTTAATTCGTCCCACAATAAACCGCCCACAATTCCGCTATTCTATCCTCAAGAACTCCCTCGCTAGGCTCATCCCAAACCGCAAAAGACACATCATCCCCCGCGCTCATATCTTCCCCACCTTTCAGCATGTTCAGCTTCTTAATCGAGATACATAGTTCAAGCATCTGTTCTTTGGTCATACTCTCCTTTCCAGTCTCCCAAGATTGTAACAGGGGGGTTAGCTACCACCCCCCTTGAGCTACAACCGAATCAAAAGGAGACAATGATTCAAGCCCTTAGTTTAAGTACTCATCTAGTTTGGCAACACAGTCTTTCGCCCCAAAGCCTAAAATAACGATATGCCCAAGACCTTCTAGCAAAGCATGGACCTGTTTTTGAGCCTCTGAAACCCTGCCGCCTTTCTGTCTTTTCATCTCTACCCATATAACCTTTTTATCTTCTAAAACAATTTGCAAGTCAGGCATACCAGCAACCGCGCCAATATCTGCCCTTTGCTCTTTGTGGTTTGGTATTGCATACACAAAAAAGCCGCGCCTTCTGAGGTATCGAACCAAAGCTTGTTGCTCTTTGTATTCCTTTGGTTTTCTAGCTACTGGCATTGGATGAAACTAAACCTCCTTCGCTTATCTTATATTCCCTACCAAATTCACTATAGAGCTTTTTAAGCTTTTCTTTATGGTGATGCTCATTTTCTTTTCTTATCCAATCACCATAACGAGTTGATTCTATAAAATAGCCATCTTCTGGCCCCATTTGCCTTCTAACATTATTCGCAACTAACTGCCACCCATGAAGTCTATAAAGCTCAAACTGCTCTGACTTAGTGCCATGTCCACAAAATTTAAAAACTGGCTTCTCAATTCCATGAATTTTAGCACAAAATAAAGTGCCAGTATTGCCCATTCTAGTCGTATGATTTGGCTTAGCCCACAATCTTTCTAGCTTAAACTTCTCTCTAGTCTCAACTTCTTTCATCTCAACTTCTTCAACCGTAACAACTTTAACAATTTCTTCACCGCAAGCTGGGCAGATTTCAGCACTAGTAACCTCAAAGCAGTTAGGGCAAACACTTGGTTCACCTTCTCCAGAACTTGAAGGCTCTCTTTCTTTCTTGGTTCTAACCTTTGGATTAGATGGCAAGCCATGCCTCAAATAATTGCCAACCAAATCAAGTATCAAACAATCTTCTTTATCACCAAGCCTCAAGCCGCGCCCTATCATCTGGGTGTAAAGAGCCGCGCTCATTGTGGGCCTTGCCAATATCACACAGTCAATATCTGGGGCATCAAAACCGATTGAAAGCTGTGATACGTTAACAATCATTCTATCCTCACCGCTTTTAAACCTATCAACTCTTTCCCTCCAAAGGTCATCATTCAATTTTGAGTGAACAGCATTACAGCCCAAAAAATCAGCCAAAGATTCAGCATGCTCTATCGTTACCGCAAAAATCATTACAGACTTTCTGTTTTCAGCATGTTCGTCAATAACCTGCTTAACAGAGCCCATATGAAACTCTTTTTGCATCTCGTCCCCAAGATCGCCTAGATTAAACTCCCCTCCACTTTTCTTTATACCGCTAAAGTCTGGAGCCTTTGCCATCTTATAGCGATAAGGCGACAAATAACCTCGTTCAATCATCTCGTCCATAGTTGTCTGATGAGCTACATTCTTAAACAATTTATCATCACCATAAATGTAACCATCACCCAATCTAAAAGGCGTTCCAGTCACACCCAAAACTCTAAGCCTTGGGTTTCTTTTCAAAAAGTGGTTTATTATTATCGAATAATCATCATTAACGCCCATTACATGGACTTCATCAATAATTATGAGGCTAACATCATCTAACCTCTTCAATGCCCTTACAATGGATTGTCGAGTCCCTATCGTGACCTGTTTATTTTCCTTTCTATCTAAAGAGCCGCACCAAACACCGCAATCAATATTTGGCGCGACTAGCTTTAGCTTTTCCTCTGTCTGCAAAACCAACTCTTTTAAATGAGCCAGAAATAGGCAGTTGACTCCGTATTTAATCACCGCCTCTTGAATCAATGCACTGGACAAGATCGTCTTGCCAAACGCAACTGGGGCTTGTATCAAATGATAAGTGCCACCACCCCTAAAAGATGAAAGAGCCGCATCTAAAGCCTCTTTTTGAATGTCTCGTAACTTCATGTAACCTTAAACTCCATTGATTTTCAATAACTTAACCTTTGTTACCATTTCTTGACACAGCTTTTTATATATGCGTATCATGTGTATGTGTGTGCTATGTGTTTTATATATATATTTCTTTTTAAAAAAAAGAGGTAACAAGGTAACAAAAAGCGCTGAAGCCACAATATAATTGATCATATCTTGTGACCTTCTCTGACTTTATCTAGGTTTAAATGGGTTTTTATAGTTTTCATAACCCTGTCATTTATCCTAGATGTTTCATATTCTGAATCAAATATACTTGCCAGAGCCTCATTATTTGGGTATGATTTAAAAAAGCTCTTTTTCTTTTGGGGTGCATATTCATCTAAAAGTAACCCAAAGAATGTTTTCGGGCTTTTTATGTGATAGTCTCCATCTTTGCTCAAAGCTATAAAGCTTTTTAAGTCTCTTTGATTTCCTGTTATTGAATTTACTAGCTGGCCATCTTTGTTTGTGCATTCCATAACAACCTGCTCAACGTACTCTAGGCCCATATCGCTAAGATCTTTCATGCTGTCTTTTTTGTATTTCTTTTTAAATTTCTTCACAAACTCAGATGCGATCACCTGTAATGATTCAGCTTTGCCCCACTCCGCTAATTTATCAGAAATAAAAGTTAAGATTATTTTTTGCCACATGAATTGTGCGGTGCTTGCGTCCATATTATTTTCATCTAGCCAGTCTCTAAGAATAAACTTTCCTAACTTGTGCATGTTAATAACCCTATTATCTATCTGCTTATCAACACCTTGAGTCAAGTCGCTTATCTCATTGTCGCTACTCAATATCTGAAGAGGCTTATCCAACTCAACCCTTCCTCCATAGTTCATGCGGTAGGGAAGACGCGCATTTTTCATATCTGAAGAGAATTTCTTAGCCTCGTCAATGAAGAAAAACAGAGCCTTGCCCCAACGTTCAGGAGGGTCGCCAACAAAGTCGTTTTCTTTTATCTCGGACTCTGCAAAGAAGATGTAGTCTTTGACTTCACGCGCCCCAAGGTAGAAGGTTTTCCCTGTGTCGCTGTGCTCCCTAAGCCAGATGCAATTAGCCTTTTCGAAGGTGAATTTTAGGGCTAGGGCATATTCATAGATGTCGAATATATATTGGCAGTTTTCCCTGACCTTCTTTTCAAAAACCTTGTCTACTTCAATATTTTTCAATCTCTTCAAATTGTTTTCGATCATCTCTCCTATAGATACATGACAGACCGCCTCAAACTTTCCAGATATTAAAGGCTGTATTTCATAATGAGTTTGCCCATTTGGCATGATGTGCGTTGTCATGGTTTCTATTTCATGCTTTGAGTGTATCCTTTCGTAAATCTCAGACTCATCTAGCCTATTTTCATTTGATATTAATTTTACTAAAGGAGTCATTTCTTGTGATGGAATAGGTCTTAACTCTTTCCCATCTTGTATTAGGTAAGAAAATCCTTTTCCTGACCTTGTGCAAAAGACCCTTTTTATTTTAGACTTTGCCCTTTCCATTTCTGCATCTTCAACCACTTGCCCGATACAAGCGGTCTTTTTTATCTTGTCTAGCTTGGCCTCTGATATGCACCCCATTTTCATAATGGCTAATTTCTCAAGCTCCCAATTAACAGCATTGAGCTTTGATATATAGCCTATTTCATTCATGCAGATTTCTCTGGCTTCTATTTCATTTTCAACCCCTTCTAATTTTTTAACTAGTTGGGATTCTCTATCTTCTATGGTTTCTAAATCAAACATCTTTTTACTTCTTCAATTCCTTTCTCAACGTGTAAATCATTAAAATCAACCACCTCTTTCGGGTGTTTCATATCACAGGAAAGCTCACTTTGTGCAAGCTTCCCATATTTCAAACCTGCCGCATCATTATCCGCGCAAATGATGCAGTCCTTCTTTCTAAAATAAGGCGCGGCTTTAATCAAGTTGGAAGCAGAAAAGCAAACTGCAACGTGCCAACCTGTAGCCATATGAACGCTCGCGCCAGTGGCAAAGCCCTCAACTAAAGCGAGCTTTCCACTTCCACCGATTAAAAAATAGCAACCTGAAACCTCGCCACCTTTCAAGAACTTTTTGAAACCATCATTTGCAATGGATTGCAAGCTTCTGATTTTGCCCTCTCTGACCATCGGTATTACTAAAGTAGAGCCAAAGAACCGCGCCCCGCATGGTTCAATTTGTTTTCTATCCAGATACTCGCTCTTCCCTGTTTCGTTGCATTTCTCCCAGACCTCAAGACTCTTTGCCATTGCCTCGCGGTTCATTTGTCGCTTTTCTTCCAGTTGCTTTTCAGCTCTTTCTCTAGCGGCTTTCTTGGCTATCTCAAGTTCCCTTCTGTCTATATCAACGCTGACGCGCTTTTTTATCTTCCTGCCTTCCTCGCTATGCTTCCAAGACCCATACCGACCAGAAAACAAATTATTGAAGTTGTGCAGAACGTACCAACCAGACTTGCGCCTCTCGCCCATATATCGGGCTTTGTGTACCTTTCCATCAACTATGGGAAAATCGACCTCTAGACCGAACTCAAGCATTTGATTCGTCGCATCCTCAAGGGTTGTCATCAATCAACCTCTTAGCCTCATCACTATGTAGCGGGAACTGCTTGCCAGCGACATACAAAAAATGCTCACCTAGATACTGCTCAATTACAAAAGGGGTATTATCACCGAAGTAAACAGAATTTCCCTTTGTCGTTTTAAATTTCTTCATACCACTCCTTCAAGTCCTGCTCTGAAATCATTGGCTTGCTACCAATCTTTTTGAACCGTGGACCACAATGGATACCAAGATGAATCCAGTTATAGATTGTTCCCTTGCTTCTTTTTAGTATTTCTGCGGCTTCAGCCACTGTGTATAGTGTCATATAAACTCCTTTTTTGGGTCAATCTAATCGTTAAGCCAAATTGTAAAGAAATTAAACAAAATTAAAAAGAATTAAAAAAATATGAAAATAACACTTTACAACTAGCAGAGCACTATAGAATTGAAAGCCAGCTACAACGGAGACAATAAAATGACAACTTACTACGCTATCAAATACTGGGATACACCAGAGACAACTAGAGTGGATCAGCACCCAATCACTGGCAAGCGTTCAATTGCTTGTAATGTTTATGAATTTTCTACTTTTGAAGAACGAAAAAAATGGCTAAGTCATGACCCATATTTCAAGAAAAGGAAAGTGAATAAAAAAGAGTTGAGAAAGCATTTTTTAGGAATGCCAGTTTATGATTATGAAGAGATGCTTTCAAACCTAGAACTATCTGACGGAGAGCTTTAAAATGAACCTATCACCATCAGAAGTAAGAGCGGCCTACAGGGTCGCCCTATCCCGAGATGAGCTCTTAGAAGCACAAAGAGCCGCTGACACCTTGAAGCGCCTTGGCTTCATTGCTGAAGCTAAAGAGATTTATAAAAAAATTGAAAAA